GGTAAACCCGTATGGCATCTGAAAACGAGATGGAAGAGGCCCAAGAAGAACTGGGCGAGATGTTTGAACTTCCGGAAGAGGAGACCGAAATCGAAGACACCGAAGATGGTGGCGCGATTGTGCGGTTGGAAGATGGGGAAGACGGTCCCTACGGCGAGAGTGAGTTCTATGAGAACTTGGCGCTCAAGCTCGCTGAAGAGCAGTTGGACCAGATTTCGGATGAGTTGACGGGGCAAATTGCTAAGGACAAGGAAGCGCGCTCTAAGCGGGATGAGCAATATGAAGAGGGCATTCGACGCACGGGTTTGGGGGATGATGCCCCAGGTGGGGCTGCTTTCCAGGGCGCTTCGCGTGTCGTACATCCGCTTCTCACCGAAGTGTGTGTGGATTTTTCAGCACGCGCCATAAAAGAGATTTTCCCTGCTGGGGGCCCCGCCAAGGACTACATCTTTGGGACCCCGACACCGGATAAGGTGGCGAAAGCCCAGCGCAAGACGCGGTTTTTGAATTGGCAGCTCACTCAGCAGATGCCGGAGTTTCGGGCGGAGCTGGAGCAGCTATTGACGCAGGTGCCCTTGGGCGGTGCGCAATACATGAAGCTCAGTTGGGATGCGAACAAGAAGCGTCCGGTGCCGTTATTCATTGGCATTGATGATGTGTATCTGCCCTTTGCGGCGACGAACTTCTACAGCGCTGAGCGCAAGACTCACGTTCAATACATCACGGAGATTGAATACCAGATGCGCGTGCGCTCTGGGATGTATCGGGATGTGGATTTGCCGATGGCCTCGATGGAGCCCGATTTCTCCAAAGCCGAGAAGGCGAACGAGAAGATCGAAGGCAAGAGTTCATCCGCCTATAACGAAGATGGGCTACGCACCGTCTTTGAGATTTATGTCATCTCTGACATCGAAGAAGAGTATGGCCTAGCGCCGTATATCGTTTCGATTGATAAGAACACGGGCAAAGTCTTAAGCATCTATCGCAACTGGAAAGAAGACGACGAAACACTGGAAGAGATGCAGTGGATCATCGAGTTCCCGTTTGTGCCATGGCGCGGGGCGTATCCCATCGGCATCATCCATATGATCGGGGGCCTTTCGGCAGCGGCAACGGGGGCGCTTCGGGCGCTTTTGGACTCTGCGCACATTGCCAACTTTCCCGGCATGTTGAAGCTGAAGGGTGGCCGCGAAGGCGGTCAATCTGAGCGCATTGACCCGACAGAGGTCAAAGAAATTGAAGGCGGCGCGTTTACCGATGACATTCGCAAAGTGGCGATGCCGTTGCCGTTCAATCAGCCCTCAGAGACCTTGTTCCGATTACTCGGATTCTTAGTCGAAGCCGGTAAGGGTGTGGTCAGAACGACACTCGATGAGATGTCCGATACCAATGCCAACATGCCGGTGGGGACGCAGTTGGCTCGTATTGAGCAGGGCATGATGGTGTTCTCGGCGATTCACGCTCGATTGCACGATGCCATGGGCCGCACGTTGAAGGTCTTGCACCGTATCAACGAAATGTACCTAGAGGAAGATGAAGTCACTGACGAAGCTGGCGAAGTGCTGGTGTTGCGTAAGGACTTCGAGGGTCCCATGGATGTGGTGCCGGTATCGGACCCCAACATCTTCTCTGAGGCCCAGCGTTTTGCTCAGGTCCAAGCGCTGTCTCAACGAGCGATTGCGCTGCCTCAGATTTATGACTTGCGTAAGGTGGAAGAGCGCATCTTGAATCAGTTGCGCATTCCGAATGCCAAAGAATTGTTGGTGCCCGCGCCGGTACCGAAGGAGATGAATGCTGTCAATGAAAACGTGGCTGCGTCGTTGGGGCGTCCGGTGTCAGCGTTTCCCGAACAAGACCATTTGGCACATCTACAAGTCCACTTGGATTTTCTCACGAGCCCCGTTCTGGGTTCTTCTGTACTTATGTCGGGATCGTTCGTCCCCGTCATTCTTAATCACATCAAAGAGCATATTGCTCTGTGGTACGCCAATCATGTATTCGAGGTGGCCTCGAATGCTGCGCAACGCGATATTTCCGAATTCCAACGCGTGAACGACCCTGATGTGAAGCGCTCGTTTGACCAGATGTTGGCAGCGGCCTCACAGCGTGTGGTGCCTGACGCCTCACAAGCATTTGGCGCGATTCCGCAAATTGTGCAGCAAGCGATGCAGGTTATGCAGCGGATGCAGCAGCAGATGGGCGGACCGGCTGATCCCAAAGCCCAAGCGCAAATGGCTGAAACGCAGCGCAAAGCGCAGGCTGACCAAGCGAACTTGCAGGTCAAACAAGCTGAGCTTCAGTTGGAGCAGGCGAAGGCTCAGCAGGCTGCGCAAGAAACGCAAGAGCGTCAGGCCGCTAACATGCAGCGTGAGTTGCTCAAGCAAGATCGTTTGGATCAGCGTCAGGCAGCGGAGCTGAATGTGAAGGTCGCGATGAATGATTCGGATAATCAGACGGCGAAACAGATTGCGGCGATGGAAGCCGTGACAGGTGAAAAGGTTGGCGTATCCACAGGCACGGGTATTAACCCGTAAGAGGTGAGTGATGGAAAAGATGTATATCAAGCAGCACAAGCGTATGGCGATGGGCGAGAAGCTCGATGGCCAGAGCTTGGGTGGTAAAGGGAAAGTCGCCATGGGCGGCACGGGGAAAAAGGGCGACCCGAAGCACACGCCCGCCATGATGTCTAAGGGGAAGAAAAACGCATGATCGAAGATTTAGTCAATGAACTGGAGCGAGCCAAGGTTCGTGTCGCGTGCGATGCGATGAAGCGGCAGCTAGAGGGCAAAGACGCAGCGTTTGAATATGGCAAGGCAGTCGGTACTTATGCTGGATTGCAGGCCGCATTGAACTATATCAATCGTCTTCTCGCAGCCGAGGAAGAGGACTTAGAGGATTATTAAATGACGACTTTAGATGAGGCTTTTCCGAGTGTAGAGCCGGGTTTGATTCCGTTTGGTTCACGAGTGTTGGTGCAGATTCGCACGGCAAAGAAAACGTCTGAAGGTGGAATCATTTTGCACACCGAGACGCGTGAGACCGAAATTTGGAATACACAGATTGCAAAGGTGGTTTCGTTGGGGCCCTTGGCCTTCAAGAATCGCAACACAATGGAATCGTGGCCCGAAGGGTCTTGGTGCAAACCTGGCGAATATGTGCGGGTGCCCAAGTACGGTGGAGATCGTTGGAAGGTACCCTATGGCAACGATGAAGAAGCGTTGTTTGTTATCTTCAACGATTTGGACATTGTGGGTGGTGTCGTCGGTGACCCGCTTGCGATCAAAGCATTTATCTAACAGGAGATAAATCATGGCCAACGAAGAAGTGTTAAAGGAAGAGGACGGCAAGGAAGAGGAATACGTTGCCGTTGAAACGCCGCCAGAGGAAGAAGAAACCCCTGAGCCGCAAGCCGAAGCCGAGGACGATAGCAACGACGAAGATGAGCGTCTTGCCGAATCCGATGATGATGAAGACGAGGAGCCGCAAGGCAAACGCAAACCGCTGACGCCTGAAGAGAAACGCGCTCAGCGTCAAAACCGTAAGTTCCGCCGCAAGGCAGCGATTGAGAATAAGGAGCGGGAACTTGCGTATCTGCGTGCGGAGAATGAAGAGTTCAAACGCCGCTTGCAGGCCGTCGAAAAGCGCACCACAGAGTTTGACAATCAAGCGGTTGATCAGCGTTTGAGCGAAGTGCTCAATGAAATTCAGACCGTCGATCGCATCATTGCCAAAGCCATTGAACAAGGCGCGGGTGAAGATGTGGCTAAAGCGTTAGCCATTCGCGATCAGGCCAAAGAGCGGGCGCGTCAACTGCAAATGTTGAAGGAGCAATCCGCTAAACCACAAGAGCCATCAAAGCCCAAGGTAGACCCCCGTGTGGCGTCATACGCCAAAGAATGGATGGGGGAAAACAATTGGTATGACCCGCGTGGCGGCGATGAAGATTCTGTCATCGTGCAAGCTATTGATAAACGATTGGCCCAAGAGGGCTACAACCCGGCAACGGAAGACTACTGGGTTGAGCTAGACAATCGCGTGGCCAAACGCTTGCCCCACCGCTATCAGGATGACACACCAGTGGAAACCAAATCCAAAACCCGCAAGGGTCCGCCGGTAGGAGGCAAGCGTGAATACGCCGGTCCCTCTACCCGTAAAGAGGTCTATATCAGTCCAGAACGCAAACAGGCTTTAGTTGATGCAGGGGTATGGGATGATCCAGACTTGCGCAAAAAGTATATAAAGCGTTATGCTGAATATGATCGTAACAATTCTTCTCGCTAAACAAGGGAGCGAGTTATGAGCGACGAAAGGCTGAAGAAGGTATTAGGTGAAGGTCGTGAAAATCGGGCCATGCAAGACCGCGTGGTATTGGAAGATCGAGAAACTTCTGACGACGCACGCCTAGAGATGTTTCGACAGCAATTTTTTCAGGCCGCGTTGCCTGATTTGCCGAAGATTCCGGGTTATCACACTTGCTGGTTGACAACCACGAATCCAAGGGACTCGATTCAGATGAGAATTCGGCTTGGGTATGAGCCGATTAGACCGGAGGATGTTCCCGGATGGGAATATGCCACGCTCAAAACTGGCGAGTACGTTGGGTTTATTGGCGTCAACGAGATGTTGGCTTTCAAACTCCCGATGTCTTTATATCGGAAGTACATGCAGGAGGCGCACCATGATGCGCCGGCACGAGAAGAGAGCCGACTGACCGAGACCGCTGAGTTCCTACGGGAGCAAGCGCGTGCTGCCGGTTCAAGTCTGAGCGAAGGTGACGGCATGGAGGCAATGCGGGAAACGGCAAAGCGTCGTCCCAACGTCGAAAACTGGGAATGATGCTAAGCCACACCACTTTTTTGTGAGGGCTTTCTCATGTCTGCAACCAGTGCACCATTTGGTTTGCGGCCTGCCTATCATCCAAGCGGGGTCATTCGACCCACCGCGATGACGATTGCGACAGGCTATGCGGCCAATATTCTTCAGTTTCAGCCGGTCATCATCCACACTGACGGTACGATTCGTGCCGCCTCTGCGGGTGGTTCCTTCGTTGGGACTTTCATGGGCGTCGAATTTACCGACTCGGATGGTCGTCGTCGTGTAAGCAACAAGTGGACGGCTTCTACGTCGGCCACGGAAATCGTTGCCTACATCACGATGGACCCGGCTATCGTCTACGAAATCCAGGCGACCAGCTCGGTCAACATCACCAACATCGGTAATCAGGCGGATATGTCGAACGTGACCGCTGGCAGCACCGTAACCGGTCTGTCTGAGGCCACTTTGGACGCTTCTAGCTTGGCGGATACCGGCACTCTTCAGCTTCGCGTTGTCGCGATTGCTCCAGAGGTCGGCAACACCGCTGGCGACGCCTATACCATCGTTCAGGTCCAAATCAGCGAGAACCAGTTGGTCGCTGATAAGGCTGCATTCTAAGGAGGACTAGAACATGGCAGTCCCAATGCGTAGTACTGACTTTCGTTCCATTGTTGAGCCTATTCTTAACGAGGCTTTCGATGGTGTTTATGACCAGCGCGCTGACGAGTGGAAGCAAGTCTTCGTTCAGCAAACTGGCATTCCCCGCAACTACCACGAAGAGCCGGTGCTCTACGGGTTCGGCGCTGCTCCGGAACTTCCGGACGGCATGCCGGTTACCTATCAGGCCGGTGGCGTGCTCTTCATTCAGCGCTATGTGTACAAGGTCTATGGCCTTGCCTTCGCGCTGACGAAGGTGCTCGTGGAAGATGGTGACCATATCCGTATCGGCCAGACCTATGCCAAGCACTTGGCACAGTCGCTGATCGAGACGAAGGAAACCCTCTGCGCCAACGTGCTCAACCGCGCCTTCAACCCGTCCTTCGTGGGCGGCGACGGCGTGTCGCTCGTCAACTCGGCTCACCCGATTTCGGGCGGTTCCTTCAGCAACGTGCTCACGACCCCGGCTGCGCTTTCGCAGACCTCGCTTGAGCAGCTTCTCATTCAGATCCGCAACGCTGTTGACAACAACGGCAAGCGCATCCGTTTGAACCCCGAGAAGCTGGTGGTGTCGCCGTCGAACGTGTTCCAAGCGGAAGTGCTCTTGAAGAGCGTGCTCCGCACCGGCACCGCCGACAACGACATCAACCCGGTGAAGTCGATGGGCTTGCTCGGTGGCGGTCAGGCCAACCTGTCGCGTTTGACTTCGACCACCGCTTGGTGGGTGAAGACCGATGCGCCGGAAGGCTTGAAGCTGATGATGCGTCGTGGTCTTGAGAAGTCCATGGAAGGCGACTTTGAGACTGATTCGACGAGGTTCAAGAGCACTGAGCGCTATGCGGTTGGATTCACCGACCCGCGCACCGTGTACGGAACGCCTGGCGTGTAAGTGATTGATTTGTAAGGGATTTTTATCCTAGACAAATCGTTGCCCGGTGCTGTATGATGATGGCTCACTTTCAAACAGGAGTCGCATCATGCAGACACCGGGCAAATTTTATGTGTACGTTTATCTTGATCCCCGTCCGGGGAAAGGGCTTCAGCCCATCTACGTTGGCAAAGGCACCGTAGATTTAGACCGCGCTAGTTATCACTGGGAAAAGCGTTGCGTTAATCCCTTTTTGCAAAACGTGCTCGATAAGATTCGGGCAGCGGGACTTGTTCCGCAAATCACCATTGCTGCATACATGGACGACGAGGAAGATGCGTTTGCCATGGAGCGTGAGCTGATTGCTCAATATGGGCGACGAGATATCAAAACTGGTTTGCTTTGCAATTTGACTGACGGGGGACAAGGTGTTGCTGGATTAAAATACAGCGAAGAGCGTTTGCGTAAATGGCGAGAAAAAATGCAAACGGAAGAATGGAAAAATATTGTTTCCAAAATTTCTCGTGATGCTTGGGCTGACCCAAAAATCAAAGCACAACGAGTTGCTCGCATTAGAGCTATGTGCGCTGACCCTACCCACCGCGCCAAGCTAAGGGCTGCGATTCTCAAAAGCCGCACCGAACAAGTCCGCAACAAGATTAGCGTTGCCATGCGGACCAACTGGGAGTCTGAGGAATATCGTGCGAAACAATCCGCTTCGCGAGCGGAAGCGCATGCACGACCTGAAGAGAAAAGAAGAAAAAGCGCTGCCTCTAAAAAGATGTGGACAGAAAACCATGATAAGATTAGGCTTGCGATTAAGGCCGCGAAATCGACTCCGGAGCGCCGCGCTAAGGCTAGTCAACAGTCTAGGGCGTATTACGAGAACCCAGAGGCTCGTAAGGCAGCAGGGGAGTACGCGAAGGCGTACAACACGCCTGAAGTTCGTGAGGCCAAAGCGAATTTGTTGAGACAGAAGTGGGCTGATCCTGAGTTTCGGGCGATGATGCTAGAAAGGCGTCGGGCCAAGGCAAAGGCAAGCCAAGGGTAATCTAGGTTTAACCAGCTCATTAGACCGGCCTAGCGGACGATGCACAGACTAATGAGCGACTCGTGCATGAGGATATTGCAATGGCGAATACAACCTTTACCGGGCCGGTTATTTCTCTTAACGGTTTTTCCGGCACCATTTCCAGCGTTTCTGGAAACATCACAGTTTTGACCTCGGCTTCTGCCACGATCACGAAATTGGTCGCTACGTCTGCCACGATTAACAACGTGGCTATTAGCGATGCTAACGCAGCTTCGGGCGCTGTCTCGGCTCAATTGGGCTTTATTCCGGTCCTCGTGGGTTCGACCACTGCGTACATCCCGCTGTATCAGAGCGTCACGGTGTAATAACGGGGGCTTCGGCCCCCTTTTGCAATGTGATTTTTAGGGAGAGCAGATATGCGTCCTATCAGTTTTACGAGAACACAGCCGGTTGCTGATGCAGACAGCGTGGCCAATGAGCAGCTTCTGAATGCGTCGGGTGCGATTACGATTGACGGTACGTTGGCTTCAGGTGGCGTTGCCACGCTGACGGTGCCGGCGTATTTAACGGTCTTTAGCGAAGCCTCGGCAGCGGTTGACTTTGTGGTCACGGGCACGCGCCCTGGTGGCGGCGAGCAAGTAGAGACCTTGAGCGTTACGGCGTCGGGTACGGTCACAGGGTCGCTGGCATTTGCTACGGTCACGGGCGTTGATGCATCGGCTGCGACATCGGCCACCGTGAGCATTGGCAACGCGGCGGCGGGTTATACGGACTGGATTCCGCTCGACATTTATACGCCGAATCAGGTCACCAACATATCGGCCAAAGTCACGGGAACGGTGGAGTATTCAGTGGAGTACACCAACGAAGACCCGTTTGACCGATCGATTCAGCAGTTAGCGGTGCCGCATCCGAATGCAAGTTTGACGGCTTCGAGTGGTGATGAGACGCAGTTCACGACGACGTTGATGCGTGCGGTGCGCTTGAAGATTAATTCAGGCGACGGTTCTGTGCGCTTCACCATTGTCCAGCAATCGACGCAGTAAGCCATGGCTAACGTCAAGATTACGGATCTGTCTGCCGGTACCGCGCTGACGGGGCCTGAGCAATTTGAAGTTGTTCAAAGCGCCAACTCGGTCAAGATTACGGCGAGTCAGATTAAGACGTTTACGGGCGATTCGGTCACCATTAACAATGGCACGATCGGTTCGGTCGTTATTAGTAATTCCAGCGGGTCATTTGATTCGTTGTCGATTACGAGCGGGGCGATTCCGTTTGCGACGATGACGGGTCGGGGTTACGGATACTTTGTCTCCACGCGGGACCAGACGTTTATTTCTGGCTCAGCGATGGTGGTGTCATTAGATACCTCGGCTACCTTTAGCACAGGGGTGCGGGTGGAATCGAGCACGCAGATTACGATGGCGACATCGGGCGTGTATTTCATTGGCGTCACCGCGCAGTTTGCGAACTCAGACAGTAACGACCATGACGCGTCGCTTTTCTTTAAGAAGAACGGCACGAACATTGCGTTTTCCAATACCCGTGTCACGGTACCGAAGGCAGCAGATGGTGGTGCAATGGTGTTAACCATCGCTGGTATGGAGCAGTTTGCTGCGAGTGATTACATCGAAGCCTGGGTGCAGATGGAAGATTCGACGGTTATTTTGGATTCGTCTGCAGCATCGGGAGTGATTCCTGGTACGCCTTCTTTCATTTTGCATGTGCAGAAGGTGGGCTAATGCACGGAGACTGGGCTGGCTGGAAAAAGTTTGCGAAGGGTGGCGGGGCCTTTAAGACGCCGGCTTGGCAGCGTTCTGCCGGAAAGAATCCGAAAGGCGGATTGAATGAAGCAGGGCGACGGAGCGCAAAGCGGGAAGGCATGAACTTAAAGCCACCGGTTAGTGCCAGCCAAGCCAAGAAGTCGCCCAAAGCGGCAGCGCGACGAAAGTCGTTTTGTGCCAGAATGTCTGGCATGCCAGGACCGATGAAAGATGAGAAAGGTCGTCCAACGCGCAAAGCGCTGGCTTTGCGCAAATGGGATTGTTGAACACATTTTTAGGGGTTTAGCCATGGCCGTGAAATACGTTAAGGACTTTGAATTTTCCAAAGACGCGGGTTTTAGTGCTTCATGCAAGCCGGTGAAGAAGGCGATGGGTGGAGTGCTCCCAAGTATGAAAGGCAAAAGCATTCCTCGAATGGATCGTGTCCCGTTGCCTTCTTCTAAAAGTGTCCGCACCACCGAGTTCCGCGATGCTAATCGCAATGGCATTGATGATCGTGATGAGCTAAGAGCGGCTCAACGCATGAATACGCGTCTTCGTTCAAGAATGCAGCGGCCTAGAGTAGACCGTCGCGGCAGAGCAATGATTGGACGGGAAGATGAGCGAATGTTGGACATGGATCGTGTTCGTTCGCGCACTCCTAAAGCACCTGGGATGCGTCCCTATATGCCGGAATATGACATTAGCCCAGAAGAGATTCGTGAGTACTCACGGGGCAGAACCTTTGCGCCAGAAGCGATGATGAAGAAAGGCGGCAGCGTAAAGTTCAAAAAGATTGCCAAAGTGATGCGCGAGTACAAGAAGGGTGAACTGCATTCAGGTTCTAAGAAGGGCCCTGTGGTTAAGAATCCCAAGCAGGCCATGGAGATTGCGTTGTCTGAAGCCCGCAAGACCAAGAAGGCCAAAGGCGGCGAGGTAAAGAAGGCTAAGAAAGAAGAAGGCAAGAAGAATCCCAAGATGAAAGTGGAAGATCTTGCCTTGAACAAAATGCGTCATGCCGAAAAGTATGCCCCTGGCATGGACCTCGACAACATTCACTCTTATGAGCTGAGCCAAGAGGCTAAGAAAGA